ATTTTTTTTTTTTTATTTTTTCTTATCTAATCCTAAATAAAGTCGCTCGCTAAAATCTTTTTTATTTTCTAAGCAGTCCTGGACCGCTTCGTCTATACCTCCGCGCGCTATGAGATTAATATAAAGATTCTTCTTCAGACGATTCGCTCGGTGTATGCGTCCCCATGACTGCTCGAGATCCACGATCGAATAGGTCCTCGAGGCGAAGATCATTACCTCGCACTCCGGAAGCTCCCATCCGGCCGAGATCTGCGCTGACACGATGAAAACATAGTCGGCCGTATTATTTACTTCCTTAATGAGCTCGCCTCGATTCTTAGTATCCCCTGTCATTATAAACACCTTTTTCCCCATCTTTTCCACAGCCTTTTTTATTTCGTTTATCTGAAGAATATACTTTGAAAAAATAATCATGCGAGGGAATTCTATGCAGTAATCCAGGATCTTATCGATCTTCGCATTATCGTATACCTCCGGCGCATTGAATTCGTCCCCATTAAGAAGGCCGTTTTCTACCTGTAACTTTTTGCCGAGAAGTACGATCGGATCGGGATATTCAAGCTTCAGAGTTTTTAATTTCTTTACCTGCTTCTCTGTAAGATCTACCCATTCATTTTTAAATGTTTGAGCCGGAGTATCGAAGAAGTCCGAAAGCTTTCCAGTGTGGCCGAGTCCTCTTACAGTTTTAGCGAGTCTTTCTTTTGTAGTATCATCATTTTTTGCAGTGTAGACTTCTCGTCCTGGCATCGGCAATTTGAAATAATACACATCGCGGAATTCGTAGAAGTTCCAATCTCGGCCGAGTAGGCGAGCGCAGGCCCACACTGTCATAGGAGATTTTACGATCGTAGCGGTACATGGATATATTCGCTCCGGCTTATGCTTTCGTATATAACTTTCTACCGCTTCGAATATTTGAGACTTGATTATCTCCGGAACTTTCTTCCCTCGAGGACCTACCCATTTAACGGATGGCGTAACCCCTAGCGCAGTGTGGGCCTCATCGATGATCAGAGTATCGCATGGCGGAAGTACACTCCAGTGCGCTCGAAAATATTCTTTTGAAATTACGAGAGGCTCGCCTACTTTTAATTTCTTCGCTTCTCGCTCCCAGTTGCGATCTTCTTTTTGAGTCTTCGGACAAATTACGATCGTCCTTTTTTTTGCAAGAAGAAGAGCTGTCGTAGTTTTACCTGTACCTGTACCGGTAAATATTCCTACTCGCTTTTCGTCTTTGTCGATGATCTCTTTTTGGTGCTTATAGAGTTTCACTTATTTTCTTTTGAATTTCTATTAAAGCATATTCAAATTGCAGAGCATCTATTATTCCTTTTTTATTGAGGATCATTTTTCCGTAGAGCTGACCTTCCATTCGCGGAAGCTGTGCTGTAGTGCTTCCTGTACTGTAGTAATAATTTATTCTTACCTTTGAATCGTCATTTAAAAATGACCACATCGGCGCAGGATTTTTTAATTCTATAGGTGCATACCCATAGGCTCCGGCGAGCTGTTCGAATTCTTGTTTATTTTGCATTTTTTTTTATTATTTTGCGCTAATAAATTCACTATTATATTTTAACTTATTTGCCTACCGCACGCAAGCAGAAAGGGGATAACTATTTGACCCAGTTTTCCATCGCTACATCTATAGCTTCTTTTTGTTTTAGATCATCCGGTATATTATCTCCTGGCATCCATCGAGTCGATCTCATTCCATCTCGCAGTACATAATCTTTTTTAAGTTTTAAATATTCCTTCAGAACATTCGCAATCTGCATCTCTTCCCACTTAGCCATAGGTTTTGATACGAAGCCTCGGTGTAAGCAGTCTTTATAAACTTGATATACAGTGATCCCGGTATCGCGCACTTCTTTTGAAAGCTCGTACAAATACCACTCGGAAATAATATCTTGATTCGGATCTGATATTCTTCGAGCGTCCTGCTGTGCCTGTGTTTCTTCTTTTGGAAATTCCCAGACTGTTTCATTGAGGGTAAATATTCGATGGTATGCTTCAGCAAAAAGCTGATCGCGATTTTCTTTTAGCCATTCGATATCTGCCTGGTCCTTCTCTACTTTAACCGGAAGCCACCTTCGATTTCCTGTTTCGTCTTTTAAATATTCTGACTGGTTTGTAGTCATGGCAAATACACATCGGCGAGGAAAATCTTTTGATACTCGCTCGTATGGAGGACGATATTTATCTACCTGCATCGTGATGATCGCCTTCATTCTTTTTACTTCGGTTCGTGAAAGAGTTTCTCCTTCAGAAAATTCTATAATTGCCTTGCCTCCGAATTGCATAAAGAAATCTTTTGACTCGGTGCTCATTGTGGTTTCTGTATGCCAGTCGCCACCTAGTACGGCGAGCGATGTAGATTTCTTCGCGCCTTGCTCGCCCTCGAGTACGAGTACGAAGTCGAATTTGCTTCCTGGCTCGCAGACTCTTTTAACGAGTCCCTTCATCCAGTTTAAGCCTACAGATTTATGATAGATATCGTCCGGAGTTCCGTAAGTTATATGGAGCCAGGATTCGAGGCGATTCTTTTCGTCCCACTTAATAGCCTTAATAAATTCTATCGCACTATCGACAGTATTTTCTTTTCCTACTTTTATGATTGCATCATAGACTACATCTTTTCCTACCTTCTGAAAAAATTCGAATGTCATAGAGATCTCCGCCTGGATGTCGAGCACATCCGCATCCTCGATCTGCCTCCACGTATCGCCTTTTGATTTTCTTTTTATCTCGAAAATATTCTTCCAGGAATCATAACGAATACGATCTTTAAATTTAGTATGACATCGAAGTATCCGACACATGTTTTCAAGATTCATAGGATATACGCGCACCGGTCCTTTAGAGCTCCATTTTGTCGTATACATTAAATCGACATTTTCAGTTTGCTCTTCTGGAGTTTCTATTTTACTTCGGCGCTCTAATTCTTTTTTTGCAATACTTTCGAAAGTGGTTTTCAATTCGTCTTCCGGAAGCGGAGGCGTGTAAGTTTTATTTATTGCGACTGCTACCTTCCATCCTTCAGTATCAAATTCTGATTCTTTAAGTGGTAGAAGAAGAGTCCCAATAGTCGAGGCCATATCATTATTCCTGGATCCGCTTCCTACATTTAATTTATATTTACCTGGCTTCTTTTTAGTCTTTGGAAATAACTGGGCCGGGAAATCCGGGAGATCACTTAAATTTTTCTTAATCTCATATACTCCGTTTGCCCCTTCGACTGTCGGCGTGATCACTGAAGGAGGCGCTACAACATATCCGCCGTCGTTTCGAATGTCGATATGAGGGAATTGTGGATAAGCATTCGCGCTTACTGTAAGGCCCTCGGAATATTTATAATAAAGCTGAAGTCCTCCGTTACCGGTTTTTATTGTATGAGTCTTTGGAAAGGGTTTTTCAGATCCTCCTTTATGTGTATCTACATCGATTACAGTAATCCCGGAGATCTTTCCGGTTACGATCGCAATATTTGCAGAAGGCCACATTCGAAACCATTCTTCGATCTCTTCCTGCGAAGCTATTCTCTTTTGAAATTCAGCCCATGATTTTAGAAGCGGTCTTTTGTCTTTTCCTACTGGTATGACAGAGTACCCCAGGAGCATGGAGTATTGAAGAGCTTGTTTTAATATTTGCGAATTTTTTTTCATTTTTTTAATTTACAATGCAAAAAGTTTACTACTCCGGTCGCGCTTCGCAAAAAACGCTGTCCCTTTCGGGACGAGTAGTAAACTTTTTGAATAATAAATTAAAATTGTCATTTGCGATTTTTTGACCTTACTTAAATATTATAATTTGCTTGCGAAGTAATTGCAAATTAAATTTGTGTAAATAAAGTGGATAACTATTACAAAATTTTTTTTTGTTTTTTACCGGGAATCCCGGTATTTTGAGGTGCTATACCTGCTATACCTGCTATACCTCTTGATTTGAGGTATAGCAGTCGTTTGATGGCTCTGTTGAGCCGTATTTCTAGCTATGCTATACCTGCTATACCTATTTCCCTAAAAGATTCTAATAAATATATTAGTAAGACTAACGAAGGGGAGAAATAAGATAGTTGTAAGAGAAACGAGCAAAGTATGGAGATAGGTATAGCAGGTATAGCACCTTGAACCTTCAAGTCATTTATATGGCTTAACAGAGCCACGAAATGAGGTGCTATACCTAGTGCTATACCTCGGACTTTTCCACAGAGGTATAGCACCTCTGATTTGAAAATAATTATGATACAATGTAAATATGCAAGAAGATGAAAAGCCTTATTTGATAGGCACAAAAAACCGGATGATAAGATATTATTTTTATCTTTCTAACGGTTTGAACATTTTAAATGAATTTAGAAATCTCTTTTTAGGAATTGTCGCGATCTATATTACTCTGAAATTGACGAACCCTCTATGGATGGTCGCTATGACTATTCCTTCTTTAATAATTCTCACACTCATAGGATATTTTACTATTCATCACATCGCGAAAGTGAAAGACTGGCTAGGTGTGAAGTTCGGATCTCATTATGGAATTAAAAGTTTTAATTATAATAAAGGCACTTATGAATTACTCGAAGAGATTCGAGATCTATTACTTGAGAGGAAGGATAAATAATTGTATAATATAGGCACATGAGAGGGCCTAAAAATAAAACTACTGAAAAATATAGAGAGCTGACCCAGGAAGAGCAGGATATATTATTCGCGCAGTATCAAAAATGGAATGGAAATGTAAATCAAATGATTCTCGATAAAGAGATACTTTTTAAATCGTATGATCAGCTTCATTTCTATAAGCATAAATATAAATTCGTAGAGAAGTACCTTGATGTACGGAGGACGCGCGCTAGCGAGGTACTCGAACAACTTAGAGACGGTAAGACGCGCGCAATAGAAAACGCACTGCGCATCCTAGAATCGAGAAATGTGTTTGTATATAACAGGAATGGGACGCAAGTGTTCGATGGAGAAGGTAAGCCGGTAATAGTAGAAAACCTTCCTTTCTATAAAGAGATCAAAGTAGCATGGGAAATAATTAAGACAGAGCTCGGAGAGGCTACTTCGATACAGAAAAACAATGTAGGATTTGATGATGCGCCGTTAGCAGAAATAACTTTCGAAATTGTAAATGAACCTTACACCGGTAAAAAAAAGGATTAAAGCTACATGGCTCGTAAGAGAAAATGCGCAATCAAAAAAGCGTATTACTGTTAATGAGGGATCTTCGCGATCTGCGAAGACTTATTCTCTTATGCAGGTATTCGTATCGAAGCTCATGTCTGAAGAAAATATTATTATTACTGTAACTCGTAAGACTTTACCGGCATTGAAGGCGACTGCATATAAAGACTTTTTACAAATTTTAAATGATCAAGGCCTCTATAATCCTGGATGTCATAATAAATCAGATCTCACATATACAGTTACGAGAAAAATAAAAACAGGAGAAGACACATATCGCACATCGACATCGGAGATAGAATTTATTTCTGTAGACAACTTCGAAAAAGTAAAAGGGCGAAAGCGTGATTACCTTTTTTGTAATGAAGCAAACGAATTAAACTATCAAGATTTTACACAGCTCGCTTTGCGTACTACTCGGCAAATATGGATGGACTATAACCCTTCGCATGAAGATGATCACTGGATAGAGGAGAAGGTAAAGACTCGAGACGATTGTGTCGTTATTCATTCGACATATAAAGACAACCCCTTCCTCGAGCAAGAAGTAATTAATGAAATCGAGCGCCTACAATTTACGGATCTAAACTTATGGAAGATCTACGGCCTCGGTATTCGTGGTATTGCTGAAGCCCGGATCTATACGCATTTTCAGCTTATCGATAATATACCGGAAAATGTGCGAGTAAAAATATACGGACTCGACTTCGGATTTAACCACCCTACAGCGCTTACAGAAATAGGCGAGCTCGATGATGAGTATTATTGCGACGAAAAGATATACGCATCCGGCCTTACAAACAATGATCTAATATGGAAAATGAAAGGATGGGAGAAAATGACTGAAGAAGAAAAGAAGAAAGCGCGCGAGAATGGTCATACTGAAGAAAATTTCCCGGACCTTAAAATAAATCCAAATGACTTAATATTCTGCGATAGTGCGGAGCCTGCTCGAATAGAGGAATTAAAGCGCGCCGGATTTAATGTGCATTCGTCAAACAAAAGTGTCGTAGATGGAATTCTTACAGTGAAGTCTAAGAAAATTTATATGACGAAGCGCAGTGTGAATATTCAAAAAGAGCATCGACTCTACTCCTGGAAGACTACGGCCGACGGCAAGGTCCTTAAGGATGATCCTCTTATGGTTAACGATGATGCGATGTGTTCTATTCGATATGGAATTCATAGCTACCTTACTAACATGGCAAGGCAACCTTCTATTAGAGTGTTTTAATAAATAAATGTATAATATAAATATATGAAATTTCCTTTTTTTAAAAAAACAATCGAGAGCGTTGTAGAGAAAGCTGTAAAGATTCCAGTTATTAGCGAATTTATAACAGCGACAAGGTTCTACCTTCCTACAAACAAGAGCGATGAGAATTATTTAAAAGAATATAAAAACTGGGTATATGCCTGCGTAAATGCGCGCGCTGAAGAAGTCGCGTCTATTGAAATGTATATTGAGAATGAGAAGACAGGGGAAAAAACTAATACTCATCCCCTACTTACTCTTCTTGATGATGTTAATCCTAACACTACGCGATATCAGCTTTTCTTTGCTACTCAAGCATTCCTAGATCTAACAGGAAATGCTTTCTGGTATCTCGCTCGAGACAATGACGGCGCAGGAAAAATAAAAGAGATCTATTTGATATCTCCGGATAAGATGCACATCATCACAGACAAAGATAATCCTATAAAAATACTAGGATATGTATATTCAAATGGAAAAGATAAAATTCCTTTTAATGAAAATCAAATTTTGCATTTTAAAAACTTTAATCCGACTGCTAAATATCCGAATCCACATAAGGGAATGGGAGTAGTAGAGGCTTCTCTATGGGCGATTGAAACTGATAACGAAGCGCGTAACTGGAATTATTCTTTCTTTAAAAACTCTGCAAAGCCAGATGGAATTCTCACTACAGAGCAGACTATGGGCGATGTACAATTTGAAAGACTTAAAAAGCAGTGGGACCAGGACTTCAGAGGATCTTCTAAGACTGGAAAGATGGCCTTGCTCGAGAATGGTACAAAGTGGCAGGATATTTCGAAGACTCAAAAGGACATGGACTTTATTGCGCAGAGAACTTTCTCACGCGATGAGATTCTTTCTATATTTAGAACTCCGAAGACTGTAGTCGCGATTACTGACGACGTGAATCGTGCGAATGCTGAAGCTTCCGACTATGTATTTGCAAAGCGTACTATCAAGCCTCTTATGGAATCATTCGTTACGACTCTAAACGAATATTTGTTACCGGAATTTGAGACAGATAAGAATAAGAAAATTGAATTCGTGAATCCTATCCCGGAAGATCGAACTGCTACAATCCTAGAATTTACAAACGGAATAAATAAGTGGCTTTCTCGAAATGATATTCGAAGACGTGAAGGACTTGAGCCAACAGAGAAGGGAGATATATTCTATGGTCCTTTTGGAGATGCTCCACAAGATACAGGGCCGGCAGTTAAAAGTGTGAAGATAGAAAATGCGCCTGCAGAAACAAAATCGAAGACTGATAAAGCAGTGGACGAATTTATTGCGCGTCTTCCAAAGAAAAAAGAACTAAGACGAATTACGCCTGCACAAAAAACAATCTTTAAAGAGATTTATCTCAAGCGCTTCGATGCGAATGAGAAAAAACTTATTGAAGATACTAAAAAATATTTTAGTAATCAAGAAGAAGAGGTCCAGGAGAATTTGAAGGACGAATTCGACGGACTTAAGCCTAAAGAATATAGATTCAAGGCACTCGAGGACGTTCTATTCGATAAAAAGAAAGCTGTAGGTACTGCGATTTCAATGATCACTCCTCATATAAATCAATTTATGAAAGAGGGAGGAGAAATGGCTGATTCAAATACCGGTGGCGATTATAATTTGAATCATGCGGACACTGCTAAATTTATCCAGGAGAGGTCTAAATTCTTCGCTGAAACTATTAATGAAACGACTCGAGAGGCGCTTCTTGCATCGATCAAGCTCGGAGTAGATGAAGGAGAAGGCTTCGATGATATCTCAAAGCGCATCGCGGACGTTTATAAAGATGCCGAGACTTACAGAGTCGAGCGAATTGCTCGTACAGAAGTATCGACTGCGCTTAATGAAGGTGCGGTCCAGGCTTATAAGCAGGTAGGCGTATCAAAATTAGAATGGGTCGCTGTAGGCGATGCTAATACTTCTGAAGAATGTCTTCAGAATGACGGACAGATCCGAGAGATCGGAAAATCTTTCCCTGCAGGCGCAGATCAGCCTCCACAGCATGTAAATTGTAGGTGTTCAGTGGTCGCAGTATTTGAAGATTAATTATGGAAGAAAAAGCAATAAAAAAAATAGTAAAAGATGCGATAGTCCCTTATATAAAAGGGCTTCGTAATGAAATTGAAGATGGGAATGCGACACTTAAGGAAATCTTAGAGGCTCAAAAAAAAAACCTCAAATTAGACTACGATTTAGAAATCGACAGTAAAGATTTCATCGGAGATCCTGGAGTTACTCCAGTGGCCGACAAAGATTATCCTAGCATTCTTTCAATTCAGAATTTCATAATAAAAAACTTACCTAAAAAGGGTAAAGATTATTTTAATGCAAAAGATGTTAAAGAAATTGTTACTGCAGTATATAAAAAGATCCGCATTCCTAAAGATGGCGAAGTAGACTATTCAAAAGTAAAAGAATTAGCAAAACCTCTATTTGATGAGCATGTAAAAAATATAAAAGTCGGACTCAAGAAAGTTGAAAAGGAAATTTTCGAGCATATTAAAGAAGCGACTCAAGATAAGATTTCTGCTCGAGAAATTGTAAAGCTCCTGGAGTCATTGAAGGGATCTTCTCGACTCGATGCGAAAGCGATTAAGGGATTAGAAAAATTTGTTCAGACAGTTATCATCGCAGGCGGTGGATCTCCATCCGGAGGAGGCGCAACAGGCGGAGGATCTTCGGTCGCATCATTTTTAGATCTTACAGATACTCCATCTTCATACACTGGAGAGGGATTAAAATTTACTCGAGTAAAAGCGACTGAAGACGGTATAGAATTCGTAACACTTGGCTCTGTCCTCACTTCGATTCTTGCGGATGTCGCATTCACTGGCGATTATAATGATCTCGACAATTTACCGAGTATTCCTTCAGCATATACGGATGAAATGGCCAGGGATGCAGTCGGTAATGGCTTTAATTCAAGTCTTATATATTCAGACTCCGGAGATTCTTTCGGAATAAATTTAGATCATGGTAATACTTGGAATGCGCGTGAAACTTTCGATACTATTACAGGTGCAGAAAAAATAAATAATCCTGGATTTGCTACAGATACAGTGTGGACTAAAACGACAGGATGGGCTATCACTGGCGGAGTCGCGACTCATAATGCAAACGGAACCGGCACACTTTCGCAGGCTTCGGGATCCATGATTACTCCTCTGGTAGTAGGAGAAACTTATATTCTCACTTTTACAATAAAAAATTATGTTTCGGGAAGTGTAACTCCTGCATGCGGAGGAAATCTATCTGCATTTTCAGCGAGAAGCGCAAACGGAACTTATACAGAAACTTTTACAGCGCAAAGTACAGCTTCTCTTACATTCAGTCCTACAAATACATCGAGATTCGATCTCGATGATATTTCTCTGAAGAAAATATCCGGAGGAGGAGTGCTCGCTACAAATTCAAGAAGCGCATCTTTAAATTACCCTACTCAAGAATCTGCGCCAGTCGCCTGGAATGCTTCGGGATGGAAATCTAACGCTGTCGCAGGATCTCAAAGTGCTTATTTCGAAGCTATAGTAAAAGCTATTACAGGGGCAGGCGCTATCACTGCAGAATGGACTTTAAGGAGATCTCTTAATGGGGGATCTTTTGCAGATCTTCTAACTATCAGAGATACAGGACAAAGCACTCAAACAGTGCAGTCCGGTGTTTTATTTGCGAATGAATTAATTTTTAATCAAGGAAATAGTAATCCGAATACGACTTCAGCATTTAAACTTTCGAATGCAGGACAGAATACATGGATCAATATGTTTTTTGGAGGAACTCTTCGCGCCTCTATCGGAGCAGATTCAAACGGAGCATTAAAATTATTTCAGTCTGGAGGATCTGGAGTAGAATTTTATGCAGGAAATTCCGGATTAAGCTCAAACACTCTTTATAGTTATAACTATGCGACTGCATTCGTGCATACAGGCTACGGAGAATTCGGGAGTGGCGTGCATGCAGGATCTCAAAGTCAGCCTACTTCTACACTTCAAAATCAAGGGGGTACAGCTCTAAAAGTGAAAAGAGCTACAGCGAATCTTACACTTGATAATACGGCGACTCACTGGCTCCTAGATGCTACGAGTGCGAGCTCGTGCGCAGGTACTCCATCGACTACAACATGCTCGAGCTATACAGGATCGGGACAGGCGACTTGCGAATCTCATTTACCCTGCTCGTGGAATCCTGGTAACTCTTGCTCGGCCTTTAATAATGAAAGTGGAATGGGGTCATGCTCTGGTACTTCTGGATGTAGTGTAGATACTACTTCATGCGCCGGTCCAGGCGATCAGTCTACTTGCGAAGCGCAAGATGATGCTTATGGAGGATCCTGCACATGGAATTCCGGTACTGATTGTGGAGGAATAAGTGATGAATCCACTTGCAATTCTACAGGTGGATGTGCTTCGAATTATTCTGGCTGTACTTGGGATGGGATTTCTGTTTGCTACGGTAATGCTCTATGCGATGTTATTTTTGATCAAGGGACTTGTGAAGCTACTACTTACTTTACAAATTGCACAGGTACTTACGGAATAGGTTGCGAGGGGACTTATAATAATGGAAATTGCTCTGGTACTTACGGCCAGGCGTGTAATGGTACTGTTTTATGTAGTGCCTACGGTAGCTCTGGCCCTTGTGCCGGAGAATCTGGCTGTTCATGGTCCGCAGTTTTGAATGCAGAATTACCGGATGGGGAAACTTGCCCAGATCGAACCTATTGGATATGTAATGATTCTAGCGGTGGCGCGGATGTCGTACTTATCCCATATTCCGGCCAGAAGATTAATGATGCAACGTCTTACACTTTATCAGCATATAAAGATTGTATTCATATTGCTTATTATAAAAAAACTGCCGATTGTGTATCGCTTGATGAATCGACTTGCGGATCTACGACAGGGTGCTCACAATATTATATAGATTGTGCATCTTTTGGATATGAAGGATCTTGTGTAGCAGATGCTCACTGCTCCTGGAATGGATCTTCGTGCGATGGTGGAACATATTTCTCTTCATGCGGAGGAACTTATACCCTTCTAAAAAACTGGTATAAATTTAGTGATTAATTTAAATTAATAGTATATAATTAATTCCATGTTTGAACTGATTGAAAAAATAAAACCTAGTAAACAATTTTTGCAAGAGCCACAGATTTTAATTGACGGCAATAGCGAGGAAGGAACTCGCCGAATAGTTATTACTATTCCGGTAGTAGACGAATCGCACCAAAGAATTCGTACTATTGTAAAAGAATATTCGGGAAAAGAATTTAACGAAGTCTACTCATTATTTGTAAGCGATAAAGCTTTGCTCGAAAAAGTTTTATTGGATATGGATGTGGAAGTAGATATTAGTAATTTATCAGATGATTTAATAAATAAATAAAATGGTCAAAGTAACAAGCGCAAGCTATGAAAGGGAGGTTTTAAATAATAAGGGAATTGTGATCGTAAAATTTGCACGATCGAAGGGGTGTTCTAATTGCGAAAAAGTCGCTCCTATTTTTGAAGCCTTCGCTAAAAAGCATAAAGAAATAAAATGCGTACATATTGAAGCTGATGAGAATAAAGATATCAAGCTTCCGGTAGCGTTTAAAACTCTTCCTGGAATTTTCATTTTTGAGAATGGCCAGTTTCTCGGTAATCTCGAGGGAGCTGTAACAATGGAAGATCTCGAAGGCGCTCTCGAATTCGCCAGAGCTTCTCTTACAGAATTGAAGGCTCGAGCATACGATCTAAGTGTGGTAATCAATGAAGGAGAAAAAGCAAAACTACAGATCCAGGCTGTAAATAATTTAATCATCACTCGGACAAAACTCGATGCGAATAAATTCATAACTCAAAAATAAGCCATGGAGAAAGATATTCCAGATGCAACAATAGCTGAAGCAAAAACTCTTTCAGAGTTGAATATTCACTTGGGATATATCAGTAAGCGAATTACTGATAATAATGTGGAGCGATCTAAGGACATGGGAGAAATAAAACAATCTTTAGATAAAGTAGTTTTAAATCAGATTACTCGAGTAGAATTTGATAACGTAAAAGAAAAGACAAAAGAAAACGGCGAGAATATTATTATATTGATGGCTTTTAAAAATACCCTTATAGGTAAAATGTGGGGTATCGGAATAATGGCCGGACTTATTGTAGGATTTTTGAATTTAATTATTAGTAGTGCATTAAATTAATTTTTATATGAATGAAGATAAAGAAGTTTTTATAGGTGGTGCTCTCGAGTCTCCAGTAGATGATCGAGACTGGACTCTGGCTTCAGCCGGAGCTCCTACGACATATCCTTCGAGCTGTTTTATAGATCAAGAATTTATGAATGTTACAATGCAGGGCCAGATAGGATCCTGCGTAGGTAATACCGGCGAGGAGATTGTGCGAAAAATTATCTATACTCTCTTCGGTACTCAAGAAGAGCTTTCGTTCCGATTCGTCTATGCCCTGGCTAAGTGTCTCGAAGGTACTCCTGGATATGAGCAATATTGGAGGACTGTAGGTGCAAATGATGGAACTTATCCTTCGCTCGTAGCGAAGATTATTCGAGTATATGGAGTGCCTCTCGCTAAATATTGTCCTAACGATGTGAATCTAAGCGCGGACAATTTCTGCTATCAGAGAAAGCTTATGAATATTCCACAGGAGGCTTTTGCAGATGCTTTGAAGCGCCGATCCGGTGCAGACTTCGCCGTAACTCCTAGTATAGAAGGGATCAAGCAGGCGATTAATTATGCTAAAGAAAATAACGGAGGTGTGATGATTCTCCGAAGAATGGGGGACACATATTGGAAAGATAAAAACGGAAATACTACCTGGGATAAAAAGAAGATCCTTCCGATTCGAGTACCTAAAACTTTTGTCTCTGGCCACGAAGAATTCCTTTATGGTTATGACGAAGAGCCTAACACTGGCCGAGTGCGGATCTACTGGCTTAATCACTGGTCAAAAGATTGGGCGGACAACGGCCGAGGATGGGAATATGCGGATGAATGGCTTCCATATATCGGCGAGCTTCGCGTAGTGGTTGCTTCTGTCCCGGTTGTAGATACTTTTAAATATAATTTTACTCGTATTCTATCTCAAGGCGCAAAGGGTCCGGATGTTGTAGCACTTCAGCACGTTCTAAAATTAGAAGGATGCTTTGACTATCCTACATTCACAGGATATTTCGGAAGTGTAACTTTTAAAGGAGTAAAATCACTGCAGTTAAAATACAAAGATGAAATTCTAATTCCTGCAGGACTCTCCGCACCTACCGGTACAGTCGGACAATACACACTCGCATTTCTTAAAAGGAAATATGGCGTGGTATAATATTATTAATTAAAAGATAAAATTTTTTTATGATTTCATTTTATGACTGGTTAGTAAAGTCTTCGAGTAATGCAAATAAATATTCTTTGTTTATCAAAGGATTCTTCTCTTTCGTTATTAGTATAGTGCTTCCTCTTACGGTTTATTTTGGGTATCAAATTACTTCGGCAGAGATAACTCCTATTGCGGACCTTACTGTTCGCTTTGTAGATCTATTCTTCCAGGCTCTCGGTGTACTCTTAATGATCATTGGAGGTATTAGAAAAATCTACCTTACTCATAAAGGGGAGAATCACTTAGAGATAAAATAATCTTTGTGGTATTATAAAGTCAATTAATAATTTTTAGATAAAAAAATGAACGAAACAAAACAAATGAATGCGATAAAGTTAGATGTAGCTTACGATCTTAAATATCCAGAGGGATCGGAAGCTCCTGCAAATATTAATAAGGCGTATGCCGAATTATCTCGAGACTATATCGAGTACGCAGTAACTTCTCATTATAAAGAAGGACTATCTAGCCAGTGGAGGCGAGTATACGCGAAGATTCAGAATAAGATCGCGGATGCTATAAAGAGTGAAAGTAATTTCACTATCGAGCTTTCAGATGTTGAATTGAGCTTTATTAAGATGTCTTTCGGTTCTGAAAAAACAAAGTTCGGAGCTACTCTCGCGCGCTATGTCGTAGTGCTCGAAGACGAAATCTTTGGTAGTTCAAATAAATAACTATATAATTAAAGTATGAAGAAAATCTTTATCAAGGCGCATGTAGAAAAAGCCGGAGAAAAAACTTATAGATTCCTTGCTTCGACTTCTACAGTCGATCGTCAGGGCGATAGTGTTGATCAGTCCGGATGGGAGCTTAAAAACTTCATGGCTAATCCAGTCATTTTGTGGGCCCATAACTACGGCGAGTTACCACTTGGTAAAGTAATTAATCTTACTATCAGCGATAAAGGCCTCGAAGCTGAAATAGTTTTTGCGGATGCGGATGCGAATCCAAAAGCACAGCAAGTAAAAAAGCTTATCGACGAAGGAATTCTTAATGCGGTATCAGTTGGATTCATTCCAAAGGAGCGCAACGGAAATATAATCACTCGAGCAGAGCTATTAGAGATCTCTATCGTACCGGTCCCTGCGAACCAGGAAGCTTTGACTCTTGCTTTTGAGAATAAAGAGATGGACCTTTCACTTATACAAAAAGATATCCAGGAGTTTTTGAATACTGAAGAAAAATCCGGAAGAGTGATCAGTAAGGAAAATAGAAAAAGTTTAGAGCTTGCTTATGAATCTTTAAAAGCAACAGTCGAACCTCTCAAGAATTCAATGTTGGAGATAGAAAAACTTCTTGCCCTAGGAGTGGCTACGACCGACGAAGAGGAAACTGATCTCGAAGATGATAGTAAAACCACTGATCCGGTGGAGGAAATAAAACGCCTTCTAAGACATGGCAATACAAACATCTCTCAAGTTTTGGGACTACTCAAAACATTATAAGCTAATTTTTTAGCAACCATGCCAGAAAAATTTGAGGTAACAGCAGATCAGCTTAAGGGCTTGATCGCTGAAGCGACTAAATCAGTCGCAGAAAGTTTCGATGCAAAACTCGAAGCGAAAACTGCCGAATTCAATACTATCGAACAAAAGTTCGCGAAGATTGGACAGGTAGAAGATATTAGTAAGTTGGCAGGTAAGGAGAAGATGGCGATGTTCGTCAAAGCTCTTTACAACAAGGATAACCAGGCTCTAGCTCCTTTCAAAAAGGCGATGAGTGAAGGTTCTACTTCAGGAGGAGGATTTCTCGTTCCAGAGGAATTTACTGCAGAAGTGTATCGAATCATCGAAGACTTTGGTTTGATCTCAAAACTCGGTACTCGTATCGTGATGGGATCAGATACTAAGAATGTGCCTCGTCTTTCTTCTTCAGTTACTATCTCCTACCCAGGAGAAGCGACTGCAGGTACAGAATCACAGCCAGTTCTTGCGCAAGTTCAGCTTTTGGCGAAGACTTGTATCGGACTTACTGCGATGTCAAACGAGCTACTTGCAGATGCTAACGTATCTGTAGTGGATCTTCTTGCACAGCTTTTTGCTGAAGCAATCGCAGGGGAAATCGATAGTCAAGGATTTACTGGAACAGGATCACCATTTACGGGCATACTTGGCGATACTGGATGTACAGTAGTAACTATGGGAGCAGGTCAGACTGCTTTCAGTGATGTAACTCTTGGAGATTTCCGAGACATGATCACACAGGTAAAGCCTTGGGCTTTACAAGGTGCAGGATTCGTTATGCACCGAACAGTTTGGGCGCTTGCTCAAAAGGCAAGAGTAGGAGGCACAGCGTCTACTACTACAGATTACTTCGCTTCTTCTGCGAACCCTGTCATTATAGGAGTACCGCAAGGCTACCCTTCAGCGACAGCAGGTTTTCTCTGGGGATATCCAGTATATCTTTCAGACAAGATGCCTTCGACTACAGCTTCAGCTCCGGCTACAAAGTTCGCTTTGTTCGGAAATCTAAAGCATGTATTCTACGGAGTTCGTGAGGAATTGGCAGTCTCTATCTCTGATAGTGCGACTGTAGGAGTAAACAATCTCTTCGAACAAAACATGTCAGCCGTACGAGTTATCGCTCGACATGCTATTGCTGTAGGACTTCCTTCAGCGTTCGCAGTATTGAAGACACACGCTTAATAAACTGTCTTTAATTTGATAGCTCCTCGAAGCTTTCAAATATTATTAAGATAATCAAAAAAAGCGTATGTTGAAAATCTCTGAAAAATTCAAAGTATTGAATCTTTTGGCTTCGACTTACATTACTGCAGATCTTAACGGAGATGGAGTGAGTGTAGAAGAGTTCGAAGATGATGCTTTGGTAATCCTGTCTTCAGGATTGATCGCTAGTACGAATGTAACCTTTGCAGTCAATGTGCAGGCTTCGACTGTAGTAGGGGGAATCTATTCAACAATAGGATCCTTCACTACACTTGGACCGACAGACGATTATAAGGTTGGCGCAATCCCGGTATCTCTTAAGGGAGATAATAAGTTTGTACGACTTCAAGTCGATGCAATACTCGGGACTGTAGGAGTTACAGTAGATGCGATTTTAGGTGCTACAATACTTGTACGTCCTAGAGTTGCTGAAGCCGGAATTAATTCTCCGACTGTAGCCTAATCTAAGGATGGATCATCTCGCGATGGTCCATCTTATAGAGCAGGTACTCTGCTTTATTTAAAAAATAACATAAATATTTTATGGCAAAAAAAGCAATCGTAAATAATTGGTGTGCAGGAAAAGAATTTCTCGTAGGAAAGATTTATTCAGATGAAGAAGTAAAAGGAATGGATCCTCGAGACTTCGAAGACGTTGTAGAAGTGGAAGTAAAAGCTCCAGAGGTTAAAGCTGAAGAAAAAGCAGAAGAGCCAGTTGCAGAGGTGGCTCCAGAGGAAGAAAAAAAAGAAGAGGTAGCGCCGGCCGAAGTTGCTGAAGAAAAAGCAGAAGAGCCAGTCGCGGAATCAGCTTCTACGACTCGAAGAAAAAGAGCTTCTAAATAAATTTAATATATGGCCGATCTTACTACAAAAGCAAAAGTAAAAAGTTTCTTAGGAATCGCATCGGGTGTTACTACTTACGATACTCTTTTTGATACTCTCTGTAAAAATGTTTCTGCATTGATAGAAAGATATTGTAATAGGACTTTTACCGAAACTTCTTATACAGAATATTTTGACGTTAATTCCGGGGACGAATATGTATTCCTCCGTAATTTCCCGGTAGCATCTCTTACTTCTGTAAAGTATAGGACCGGCCCATATAGCGCTATAGTGTGGCAGGATTTTAACGCAAACGATTATCTTCTTTATGAATCTCGAGGACGAATAAAATTTTGTGTTAGATTACCGGAAGCTGATAAATATATCCAGGTGGTTTATACCGGCGGATATAAAATTGATTTTACACATGAAACAGATCCTCTTCTTCACACACTACCAGGAGATCTCGAGCAGATCGCGACTGAATGGGTAGCTAAAATTTACAATATGAGAAAGGCCCAGGGTATACTTTCTGAATCTACAGAAGGACAGTCTATAACATTTAAAGAAAGTAATTCCGGAAAAGAATTCCGGGATGGATTATCTTCTTATAAAAATATATTAATTTAATGAAATATTTTACTGATCAAAAATCAGTTTCACTCATAACAAGAATAACCGGATATGTAGGAAATCTTTCTCAAAGCTCTGCTATCACTACGGTTACTTCTTGCTATCTTAGGCCACTCTCTGAAGTGGAATCTTCTAATAATGGATTTCAATTCGGGACCGCTTTTAATGCGATCTTCGAGCCGGAAGATGATGTCCGGGAGCTCGATAAAATTACGATCGAAGGCGTAGTCTATACAGTAAAAGGAGTAGCTCTACATGATCGAGGAATATTTACACAATATTTAAAAGCGCTTATTTTTAAACCAGAGGCACAATGATAGAGATAGAAGTAAAAGGATTTAAAAAGCTTGCAGATCTTGCGGATCGATATCCTGGTATTTCTGAAAAACATGTAGCTAAGGCAATTACCAGAAGTCTTATTCGGATCCAGGACAGCGCAAAAAGAAACGGTCCATTCGGTACTACCGGACAGCTTCGCCAGAATTGGAATCTGAAGATAGGGCGCTTCGAAGGAGCTCTCTCATCCGGTGCAAAAGCAAACGGATTTCCCTATGGTACTGCAGTAGAATTTGGTACAGCTCCGCATGCGATGATGGTAAACGAACCCTTTAAATTGTGGGCGCGCAGGAAGGGATTAAATCCTTATGCGGTGGCAAATTCAATAAAGAAAAAAGGTACGAAGGCGAATCCGTTTTTTGATAAGTCAGTAAGCGAACAAGAAGAAGCAGTGAATCGCGAGTTTGATCAAGCAATAAATGATATACTAGAAGAAATATGATATCCATAGGAACAATCCGCACAAATTTAAAAGGAGTCGTTTCAAATCTCGTAACTGCGAGCGTGGTTTCTGTAGTGTATGATTTCTTTAAGCCGGATGTATCGGGATATCCTGCAGTCGTTTTTGATATTACAAATAACTCCGATGCGTTTCTTACGAATAAAGAAAACCTTTTAAAAATTACTTTCAGCGCTTATATTCTTGTAGAGATATATAACAATGGAATCGAGGATGCGACTCGCCTCCTGGACACTGTAACGGATGCTTTGATTGTAGAGCTCCGAAAGGAATCGAATCTATCTCTCTCTGGATCTGTAGACTGGATCTCTCCGGCCATAGGTCCCCGGACTCAAATTGAAACACCTAACGGACAAGCGTTTTCACAGCAATTAGATATTACTATTAATGTCGCAGATACTATTTAAATAAAATAGTATATAATTAAAGTATGTTAGAAAAAGCACCAAAAGATAAAATGATAAGATCTCCTCGCAAGACAAACGACGAAGAGGTTTCTACGCCTGTAGAAATCAAAGCGCCGGCTGTTCTTCGTGAAAGAGATTATTGTTTTCCTGCTCATGGCATTACTATTAAGGCCGTAAGTATTTTGGAAGCGGAGAAAAAATTATTAGAAATTATAAGTAAATAAAGCACATGAAATTTATTGGAAGAAAATTTAATTTTGGTATCGGAAGAGAAGTAGCTAGAGGTACAGGCGTAGCCTCTGCTTTTTGGCTTCCTCATACTGAAATATCATTCGACGAAAAAGTCGAACAAGTTAAAGATGATGGAGTTATTGGAGTAATAGAAGGTCAGAGCGATGCAAAAGTCGTAAAGAAATATGCAGAAGGATCTCTGTCGAGTATCATAAACGACGACAGCTTCGGACTTGTGCTTAATGCTACGTTCGGATCTAGTGTCGTAACTGGTCCTTCTGATAGTGCTTATACTCATACTTTCTCCGTTCTACAAAGTGCACAGCACTCTAGCCTCACGCTAAATGTGGACGAGCCGAACGCATCGGGATCCGGAGCTCTCCGATTCCCTCTCTGTATGATCGATTCTCTCGATGTCGATTTCGAAGTAGGACAGTTCCCTACTTTCTCAATGGCATTCGTAAGTAATATCTCTTCAGTACAGACAGCGAGCCCTTCTTACACAGCGCCAGACAACTTTAAGCCACAGGACGGAGTAATCCGAATCGCGGACACTTACGCGAACCTTGCGACTGGTACATCTTACGCAGTAAGAAAAGTATCTCTCTCATTCGCTAAGAATCTTGAAGACGATCATAATATCGGATCTGTCGCAGTTACAGATCGCTTGAATAAGCAGTTCCAGGTTTCGGGATCTCTCGAGATGGTATACAACGATCGAGAATTTGCTGATAGCTTTATGCTCGCAGATCTTACTCGAGCGCTTCAGATTAAATTCACAAACACTGCAAAGACAATCGGTGCATCTACAAATCCATCGATCACATTCAAGATCGCGAAAGTAAAGTTCCAGGAGATCGCAAGATCTATCTCAAAGGATGATATCACTATGATAACTTTGAGCTTCGAAGGTTACTACTCAATAGGAGATAGTAAAATGGCCGAAGCGATATTAGTAAATGATGTAGCCTCATACGTTTAATATATGACAAGAGAAACAAAAACAATCGAATTACCAGTTACTAAAATAAAAGTAGAAGTATTTACTTTCGTAACTGGCCTTGAGAAAAGGACACTTACTCAAATGCTTCTTAAAAATACTTCTGTCGATGTGAAGTCTCAAGATATTAAAGGAGACATTCCTCTCGATCTTCTTTACCAGGCGAACGATAAGGCTGTAGAAATGCTCGTCGTATCGTTCGATGGATCAAAAGAGAAGATCATCGAAAATATTAATAATCTCCCTGCGAGTGATTCTGAATTTCTCTATCAAGAGATTAATGCGATTACCCAGGACAAAGATTTTTTAGCAGAAGGGAAGAAATAGAGTATAGCTATAAAGTTTTACTGCATGGCGAAAAGTCTAAACTTCCCGAAGAGATGAAGGAAGCTCTTGTCTGCGAAAAGATGCACTGGACACACTCGGATTATAACGATCAGCCGAATTGGCTTGTAGATATTCTTCTACTGAAATGGTCCTTAGAAAACGAGCACGCAAATAAACAAAATAAAAACCATGGCAAGTAAACTTTTAGAAATAGTAATAAAAGCTAGAGACGAAGCGACAGATACGCTTAAGGGTATTTCTAAAACTTTAAAGGCGAACGAAAACGATCTCAAAAATGTAGCAGTGGCCTCCGGACTAGCGTTCGGGGGTATTGTTGCGTTTGCCGGTAATGCACTAAAGAGCGCTTCTGAAGCGGAGAAGGTCCAGGCGCAATTAGGAGCCGTTCTTAAATCTACTGGAGGCATCGCCGGAGTAACTGCAGATCAAGCGATTAAGCTTTCTCAAAGTCTTCAAAAGGTTTCTACTTTCGGGGATGAGGCGATTCTCTCTGCACAAAATATGCTCCTTACTTTTACAAATATAGGATCAAAGGTATTCCCAGAAGCGACTCAAACAGTCCTCGATATGTCAGTGGCGCTCGGCCAGGATCTTAAGTCGAGCTCGATTCAGTTAGGTAAAGCCTTAAATAATCCTATCGATGGTATAACAGCACTTACTCGAGTAGGTGTTAAATTCACTGATCAGCAAAAAGACATGATCACTAAACTCGTGGAATCCGGCGATGTTATGGGTGCTCAAAAAGTTATCTTAAAAGAATTGGCGATGGAATTCGGAGGATCTGCTTCGGCTGAAGCAAAAACTTTCGGTGGCCAGATTCAGCAAATTACTGAAATGATCGGAGACTTTAACGAAAGTATCGGTAATGCTTTAATGCCTCTATTAAAAAATCTTTCTGCAAATATAAAACCAGTGATCGAAGCGATGATTAAATGGGTAGATGCGAATCCTAAACTTACTGCAGTAATCATCCTTACTACTCTGGCAATAACTGGCCTTATATTCGCGGTATCAACTCTCTCCCTGGCCTTCCTGGCACTCTCGGCCACTCCGGTAGGCTTGGCGATCGCAGGTATTGGAGCTCTGATCATAGCGATTCTTATTCCTACAATTATGTATTTGATTACTCACTGGGAATCTTTGAAGGAGACAGCTTTCGCAGTGTGGACTTCGATAACTTCTTTTGTAGATACTGGAGTTAAAACCATCGGAGACTTAATCGATAGCACAATGAAAAATATAAAAGCTGTTTGGGAATTTACTCTTCTTTTCTTAAATGAATTTATAATTAATACGCTCGGCCTTATTATGGGTAGTGTGGATTTCTTTTTAACACTTCTTGATTCTAAATGGAGGGAGCACCTGCAGGCAATTTTAGATTTCGTAATACTTATTTTTACATCGATGGGAGAATATATTTATAATCTTCTGAATGTATCTTTTAATTATGTAATGAATCAGCTCGAGATCTTCAGCAAATGGTGGGCCGGTATTTGGACTGCGGTAAAAGAATCTTTAAAATCTGTATGGGAAGAAATAAAATCCGTACTCGTTAGCGCCGTAGATTATATCCTGGATAAAATGGCTCCTCTCATTAAGACACTTGAGAAAGTTATATCTCTTGGAAATAAAGTACAGAGCATCGCTTCTAGTTTTGGAAGCAAGCTATCCGGAGGACTCGAACAGCTCGGAGATGGATTAAGCAGTATTATTTCTAGCGGTAAAAAATCTCTCGGAGTGAATGATGCGATTATTTCTCCAGATGGAAGAGTGATCACTACTCATCCGGATGATTATCTTATTGCCACAAAAACTCCAGGATCACTCGCAGGAGGAAATGGAATGAGTCTCACTATAAATATGAATGGCGGTACTTACCTAGATCCAGGAGTGGCCGAAGATATCGGGGATATGATCATCCAAAGATTTAAGCAAATAGCAAAAATTTAAAAGCATGATAACACTAACAATAGACGGAGTAGATAAAGCCGGGTTAGTAGATTGGAAATCTGTAAAGCGTGAAGAGGTCCTTACAAAAGAGCCGAATACACTTTCTTTTTTAATACGAAAATTCGGGACACAAACTTTTAAGCCGACTGCAGGCGACGAGGTTGTTTTGACTGTTGGCGCTACAAAAGAATTCGGCGGATTCGTTACAGAAATAAGCGAGACAATAATCGCGCGCGTGGAATATATTCAAGTTATTTGTAAGGATTATAGCTACTCGCTCGATCGACAGCTCGTATCGAAAGTATATACGTCTCAAACTGTCGATGCTATCATCGATGATCTCCTGGCCACTTTCTCCACTGGATTTACTGCAGTGAATGTAAACTGTCCTATTACCATCGACAAAGTGCAGTTTAATTATTTGTCGATATCAAAATGTTTAGAAAAGATTACGGAGCTCGTAGGGGATTTCGAATGGTATGTCGATTACGATAAGGATATTCATTTCTTCGCCTCGAGCTCGCAGTCTTCAGCATTCGATCTCACTGATACTTCAGCAAATTATGTTTTTAATTCTTTAACCGTAAGAGAAGATACTCATCAACTTCGAAATGAAATTATTATTCGAGGAGGACTTTTGACTTCTGATTCAAATAGGACAGAGCTCTTAAGTGGAGATGCAAATAAATTAATCTTTCCTCTTGCGACAAAATTCGCATCGCTTCCGACTGTTACAGTTGGAGGAGTAGGAAAAACTGTCGGAGTAGAAAATATCCAGGACCCTACAGCTTACGATGTGATGTGGAATTATAATGAGAAGTCTTTAAAATTTGCTTCAGCTCCGGCATCCGGGACTGCAAACATTTCTGTAGTCGCTCCGTATAACTACCCTTTGATCCTAGAAAAAAGAGATGAATCATCTATCCTTACTTATGGACTTTTTCAGCATGTAATCGTCGATAAGACAATCGTAGATCTCGAGACGGCCGGACTCCGCGCGGATGTAGAGCTCTTAAAATATTCACAGCCATTGAAGACAGCAAACTTCGAAACTTATGAGGATGGGCTTCGCACTGGCCAGACTATAAATATTCAAAGTACGATTCGTACGATCGATCAAGATTTTAAGATCCAGGCGATTAAATCATTCCTTCGAAGTCCGGATGCGGAAAATCTTAGCCATACGATAGAATCTGTTACTGCAGATGATCTCGGAATAAATGATATTCTCACTCGCCTCTTAATTAAAAATCCTAGTGATCAGATCGATATCTCCCAGGACGAATATATCGTTCGAATAAGATCTATTTTAGAGACTATGGAAATCACTGATTCAGTTTCTACTCCGACAAAATCTTCCGGGCCTTATGTTTGGGACACTGCGCTCGTAGGTTTTTCTACATATTCTTAATAAAAAAATGTATAATTAAAATATGAAAATAAAACTAAAGGATAATCTCGGAAAAATGAAAGGGCGCGTTCGTATCATTACGACCGATTCTATCACTGGAGAAATAAAAAGGATCTCGAATTGGTATGACAACATGATCATGCTCGGCGCAAATACCGGGAAGGATCTTATCCTGGATAGAATGAATGGTGTAAATACTTATTCTTTAAATATTACTCACATCGATATCGGAGACGATAATACTTCTCCTTCAGCTTCAGATACAGCTCTCGGGAATGCCGTAGCTCGAGCATCTAAAGTTACAGGTGTAGTCTCTGGAAATTCTCTCACTCTCCGATTCTTTTTTGCTTCAGCAGATCTTACAAATGGAAATTATTATGAAGTCGGTACTTATGTCGATGGATCTGCAGGAGTAGATACCGGACAAATTTTTAATCACGCACTTTTCGGGAGTGTATATGCGAAGGGTACGAATGAAGATACGACTTTAGAAGTAGTATTTAGTATCACTTAATTATATAATTTAAAAAAATGATCAAAGCAGGACAAACAATTTTAGCGACAGATATTATTCAGACTGTAGTAGCCGGCGAGGCTTTGACTGCAGGTAACGCATGTTATATTTCTGCTTCAGATGGAAAGGCTTATAAATGTGATGCCGATGATATTACTAAAGTCGCCTTTGTAGGTTTTGCTCAAGAAAATGCTTCTCTCGATGCAAACGTAAATCTAATTCATGCGATCCATGTAACAGGACTCTCGGGCCTAACAATCGGTGCGGTTTATTATTTGAGTGGAACTGCAGGAGCTATCACTGCCACAGCTCCGACTATTGCCGTACGAGTTGGAGTCGCTCTCTCGGCCACTGTTTTAAAGATGGATAAAAACGATCTTCTTGTTACTAAATTCGGAGGTACTGGCGCAGATGGAGATCTCGCAATTACATCCGGGACTACTACGATCGATCTCGCAGGTGCGCAAGTCGTAACGAAAAATTATAATTCTATTTCTATTACTGGAACAGGTAAGCTTGCTTTCTCGAATCCCCACGCAAACGGAACTATAATTTATTTGAAGTGTAAGGGAAATATGACTCTCACTTCTTCAGCATCGCCTAATATCGATGCTACAAACTGCGGAGCCTCTGGGGGGACAGGAGGTACAAGATCTTCTTCTGGAGGAAATACAGATGGCGGAGAAGGGACAGATGGTACTTCTTTTACAGGACTTACTACAGATGGAGGTCATGGGACAGGAGTCGGTACAGGACACGAAGCAGGTAACGCCGGAGTGTATGCGTATCTCACTTCAGTTACTTCGGATTACCAAATGCTCGAGCGCTACCGAAAATTATTTGTCGGAGCAGGAGGAAGCGGAGGTCGAGGTACTTGGACCTCTGGAGGATCCGGTACAGTTGTCGGAGGAAATGGAGGACGAGGTGGAGGAGCTTTGCTTATCGAAGTTGGAGGCGCATTAAATATGACTGCTACGAATGCGGTGTCAGTTTCGGGATCTACAGGACTAACAGGATCTACTACAGGATCTCCATCTACATATTGTGCAGGAGGCGGAGGCGGAGGTGCAGGAGGATTCTTAATGCTTCTTTATAATACTCTCGTATCAGTAAGCGGAACTGTAACAGCAACCGGAGGAGCCGGCGGTCCTTCAGTAAATGCAGGAGGAGGTACTGGCCGATCTGGAAATGGTGGAAGTGCGATATCTGCAGGAAATGGTGGAAGTGATGGTACTACTCCGGCCGGAGGATCTGGCGCGGATGGAATCGCTTTAGTAATGAAAAATACAGCGTTCTTCTAAAATAAAATTATGTAATGAAGAAGCTCATGCCTAGGGACATAGAAGATCTCCTCGCAGATTATGAAGATGGAATCGGCATTACACAGCTTTCAAAAAATTATAGAGTAACCAAAGGGACAATTTACTATCACATTAAAATTGAATCGAGCAGAGGAAAAATTAAGTCTCCTATAAAATATCTGGACCATGTTAAAAATCAAATACTTCTACTCGAAGAAAAAATAGATCGAGGAGAATTTTGCGATGATCAGCTCGCTTATGTAAGAGCTGAAATCGGCCGGATGAAACACTGGCTAAAAGTGGATAGATCTTGCTTGCCTGCGGAGCCGTTCGTGTTACAATAATATTTATATGTTACCTAAAGAAATATTTGAGAATGTATCTGGTCCTCAACAAATAGTAAATGAGGGTCAAAGTTTTTATATAATTGATAAAGTAGATTTTGAAGAAGGTACTCGAGTATGGATCCGAGGCGCACAATTCCATCAAAAAGGAATGGGTACTCCGGAATCCATCTTCGCTATTAATCTAGTGAAAAGAATCATCGTGGAAGGCGCTAGATTGGCGCTACGCGTAGAGTTTATACCAGGACTCTTCCTTATAGCTCTGAAGACAAAAAAGAGGCGTATAGCCACTATGGAGGCGCTCGTACAGGCCTATAATGAGATCTGTTACAAAGTAGTAAGTCCTTTCATTCTAAAACCAGAGTACATGATCCCCTGCCCTGCCGAGGTAAGGTCAATTCTTACGAGTTTCATGTGTAACATCGGGGTAGGGAAGGGGACAGCGAAGAGGTTCGGTGCGATCTTTTCCCATATCATCGAGTACGATAATGCCTACAGATTCCGACTCCTCGATCTTATGAGTGAAACTACAAAAGAAAAGCTCGCAGAGCGCCCTATCCGGGAGCTCCGAAGACTAGCGCTTCTTTCAAAGGATCGAGATGCTAAATCTGTAACCTGGAAATTCCAGAAGATCGCATACATAATTTGTATCGGACTTTTAGTCCCTTCGATCAGACGAGCTTTTAAGAAATCGATTCTTGAATCAGATTTCGAAAAGCTTCAGTATGACGAAGTGGATCGATACTGGACTGCGATGAGATCAGATTATAAATGGTGGGGCCAGGAGGCAGACGAGCGAGCTAAATTTAATATAGGAAAAAGTATTCCTGCGCCGGTCCCTAAAGCAGAGTACGAAAGATTAATGTCTCTGAAGAAATGAAAACTTTTCTACTCTTTCTTCTTATTGTTTTGGTTTTAGCCGGAGCGACATATCTTCAGTTATGGATAAATAATTTTCTAACTGAAGGAATGACTGAAGAAGAGAAAGAAAAATTTTATCAAGATTATTTTGAGTCGCAAAATAATAAACAAGATTTTTAAATATATGTCAAAACACGAGATATTCATTCAGTATACAAAGATCGTCCTAGGAATAATCGCGATCATTCTGTTTTCACTTTCAATGTTCAAATAAATTGAAGGTATAATAAAGCTATCTGAAAATTCAGTCTGCAGTCATGGCTCTCATACCGCTTCGCACTTCGAGGAAGAAATAATATTAAAAAAATTCTACTCATAACGGCCACAATAATAATTTTTATTATCTTGGCCTTCATACCGCAAGAATTACAGTCCGCACCTTCGCAGGCTGTTATTCCTATTGCTGAAGCATCGATAGTAATAGAAGAAAAAATCCCGGAAGATATTCCGGAAAAAGTAGATTACTATGCTGATAAATATAAAGTCGATAGAGATCTCGCGCACTACATCGCTAAGAATGAAAGTCAGTACAATCCGAAAGCTATCGGAGATATGAGTATCACATGCAAGCGCACAGGATCCCCGGTGCGAGCTCGAGGCGTGTATCAAATTACTGAATGTTTCTATCCAGAGATCTCGGATGCCGAAGCCTTCGATGCTGATTCAAATATAAAAATAGCGATGCAAATAATCGCGAAAGGAAAGTCTACCTGCATGAGTCAATTTACTACATGCAGGAATTATTATTCAAAGTGATTATTCATCACAGCAATTAATCGCCTGGCTCATTATGTCGCCTAGAGTGATGCCTCCACTTTTTACATGATCAACAGCCGGGAGATCTATAATCTTCAGACGTAGGCCCCAGAAGACATTAAACACGAAATAAGCGTGGTCAAAGGCCTCTTTGGCTCCTTTGGTATCTCCTTGCCCTAAAGCCTTTGTACCGACTTCAGAAAGGCGCATGGTGGCCGATAGGAGGTGTTTGCATGTGCACCATAGCTCGCCTTCATACTGCGGAATCATTCGGGCCATGAGCACCTTACGGAGATCTCTTATGGAATTCAAACTCTTAAGGTATTCTTTCTTCTTGGTTTTCTCGTATGTAAAAAATAAATGCTCCTCTGAAGCAATTAGATTCATAACGCCCAGGGCGAGATCTTCTTCAGAAGTTAAATCGACAGCACCCTCCTTGGCTTCAGATATTCTTTTTTGTAGATCTTCAGATGTCATATAATTTTATAATAAAAATCTCCGAAAAATAATCGCATAGGATTATACCATTTTCTTATTTCTATCGAAGCAAATTTAGTCGCTTTAAATTTAGGATCGTTAGGATTTTCTGTATCGAAAGTAAAATATTTATCTAGCGCTTTTTTTGTTCGAATTATTTTGTACATTTTATTTTATTATTTTTAATTTCAGAATACTAGGATTCGAACCTAGACGATACGGTTCCAGACCGTAAATGCTACCGTTACATTATATTCTGATCTCAATACCGGAGTAGTCCTAATACTTAGTCGTTGGATCTTGGACTGCGACCCCCTCACTAACTAGCTTTATGCCACAGTATCGATAGTGCATTTCAGTACATCTTAATGCACAAACTGTTATGATTTTTAATCTCCTTTTACATTCAAGACCTGCTTCAGTGTCGCCACTATTTCAATAAGATCTTTTGCATTCTCCATTACCTCATCTATATCTTTATACGCTCCTGGAATTTCGTCAAGAAGAATATCTGTCCTTCGATGCTCGATCCCCTCCATGGCTTTATCGAAATCTTCCATAGTGAATTGAGCTCGAGCTTTCGTCCTGGAGAATTTTCGGCCGGCTCCATGTGGAGCAGAGCAGAACGACATTTTATTTCCCTTGCCTTTTACGATGTAACTTTTTGTACCCATAGACCCCGGGATCATTCCGTATCGATCCTCTGAAGCTTCGATCGCGCCTTTTCGAGTGATCCATACATTATGTCCGAGATGGTTTTCTATTTGCGTAAAGTTATGATGGCAATTAATTCTTTTTACCTCGAGCTCTGAAGCCCTGGTATGATCTCCTAAAAGAATAGTCGCGAGCTCGGCCATGAATCGATCCATCATCTCCTCTCGATTCAAAAGTGCGAAGTGTTGCGCCCATCTCATATCTCGAATGTAATCATCGAATTCGTTACATCCTTCCGGAAGGTAAGCGAGATCTGGATCTGGAAGTTTTACAAACATAGCTTCGCAAATTTTCTGCGCTACTTCGATATAATGGCATCCGATTTTATTTCCTACACCTCGAGATCCGGAGTGTAGAGTCGCCCATACCTTACCAGTCTCATCGACACATAATTCTATAAAATGATTTCCTCCTCCGAGTGTACCTAACTGCTCGCGCCAGTTTCGAGATATGTCGTCGTAGTGTTTAATTCCTACTCCGAAGCCATTGTCGAAAGCAATCTCTTCGAGCTCTTCGATTCTCTTCTGCGCTGATTCAGTTATCTTGGAATTAAATTTTCCTGCGCTCATAGGAATGCGCCTTTCAATTCCGAGTCTTAATTCATGAAGACTGTTTTGTATTTTATGGAAATCGATATTTGTTTCTACGGCAATCATTCCACATCCGATATCTACTCCTACGGCTGAAGGGATTATAGCTCCGCTTGTTGGAAGCACTGTCCCAACTGTAGATCCTTTTCCGAAGTGAGTGTCCGGCATAACCGCGACATGATGAAAAAGAAAAGGTACGCTCGCAGTATTTTTAATCTGCTCCATAGCCTCCGGCTCAATATTTTCTGGAGGAATGAAAGTTATTATTTTGTCGTTTATTTTGTGCATGATATTTATTTTTCCAATATTACTTTTCCTTTATTTAATATCTCTCTGAAAGCATCTACCATTCCACTAAGTCGCATCTCTTCCGAGCTTTCTCTCGGCTCTGTCATTGTGGTTTTAGTGATCTCTACTTTCTGATTAGCTACTACCGGAATATCTATTTCGGCCCCATGTTTTACGAATGCTGAAAGCAAGATTTGACTAGCTCTTAAAACTGTAGGCATCTCTTTTGTACTTGGAGAATCTGTAGTGTAAAAATCTTCTAAGCTGAAATGGCATGTGAGCAGATTAAATTTATAATCCTTTAGATCTATCTCTACCCTGGCTCGAATAGTGCCGTCATCTTCCATCCCTATATAAACATGACGATCTATCTCAATATTAAACTTATACTCGCCCCTCATCTCGCTATCTGCACCTTTTTCTTTTAGGACTGCGATTAATTCTTCTTTATCTTTTATTGATATATTATCCATAAATATTTTATTTGTTTTTTTCTAGCCAATTTATAATATCTGAAGCCGGCATCTGAAAGTTTTTCCCCTGCTCTAAATTTGCGATTTTATCAAATTTAAAATTCTGATATTTTTTTAAAGCAGTTTCTTCGTCTGTAAATTCAAGAAGCAAAGCGAGTGCGAGCTGTGATGGTCCCGATCCTGCGTAGCCCCAATTAAAACCATCTGGGGAATGATTACGAAGTGCCAGGGATCTCGCAGGGGATAGATTATATCCATCGATATATACCTGGAGAATATCTCCTCGGCCCATTATTAATTTTCCTTTATTATTCTCCATCGATATTTTTTATTTGTGTATCTATATCTTTCACACCCTCGAGCAAGAGGTCTTTAAAATCTTTAAGCTCCTGTTTTACATCGATTCTTAAAGTAAAATTTAAAGTTACTGTACCCTTCGCGTATGAGAATTCTCTTTTAAGAGAACTTCCTTTCACTATTATTTTTTTTTGATCTTCGTTTTTCATTATTCGCATTCCGGATATGATCCGGTTTCTACATAAATCTCTGAAGGTGTTCGACCGCCGAATTCTCGAGCGACACACTTCTCATAAATCTCCGCACTTCGATTCGCTTCCTCCTGGCGTACTTCAGAATAATAAAGTATTCCAATTACTACGAGGATCCCTGTAATTCCAAAAAGAACATTTTTCATAATTATTCGCGAATTAAATTAATAAGATCCTGCGCCTCGCCTCTCTGAAGAAGTGGAAGCTGATTTTTAAGCTTTACCATTTTCTCCCGGGCCTCTAGGTATGTCATATCTCCCCACTTGAAGCTATCTACAATACCCCGGAGCTTTCGAAGGATCTTAATCCTTTTGAAGTGAGCTCTTACGAGTATGATCGGGAAGGCGAGTATGACGATAAAAATTATTACTATCATATTTATTCCTTTGGTGTGAATAATAGATAAGTAGATTCGATCGCCTTTGCCTTGCCCTGCTTCTGCTCTTTATCTTTGGCAAGATCTACTTTCTCCTGGAGCTCTTTTACTTTTTCAGTATATTTCCAAGTAGTCTTGTAGCATACTGTAAACTTGCCGAGCTTTGGATCTTCTATAAATTTCTCTTCTTCTCCTTCATTCTTAATCTCTTCGATGATCTCCGGAGCAAGAGTTTTTAATTCTGCCTCGAGCTCTTTTATCTTTTCCTTAATCGTAGCGTACCTCTTTAAAGTTGGTCCTATTATCATATATTATATTTTGCGTGTTGCGTTATTAATAACATAATAATATTAGCATACCGCAAGCAAACAACAAAAGGCGACTGTGGATAACTAGAAAGCTTCAGAATTCCTCTTCTTTATAAAATCGTAGTAGTGCTTCGTATTTTCTGATTCAGATACCCATTCAAAATTATGTATGACATTATTCGCCTTGTCTCCGTCTTTGTGATTTACGATCGGCTTCTTCTCTGGATTCGGAATAAAAGAGATGGCCACTAAGCGATGAATGAAAAACTTTATACAGCCTTTCTTCTCGCTCGAATAAAATCTTATAGCCTTATATCCCTTGTAGTGGACCTCTTGCTTTAAGATCTTTTCAGATACTACCCGATTAGTCTTTGTCTTTCGAGGCAAGCTTTTAACTCTCCCAAAATTACTGATCTGGTATTTATTTTCGTAGCCTGGAATATCTCTCCATATTTCATCATCCATTTTTAAAGAACTTTATTTAATACGTATAAGTTTATTCTAAATCCTGGGCCACTATTGCATCCCCCTCTGGAATCATTTCACCACCTTGTACCAATTCGAATGAGTCGCTCTCTACTAGAATTTTTGCAGTATCAGAGAAAGGATCGTGCTTTATACCTATAATTTTAGAATCTTCCGGTAATCCCTTTAAGATTTTAAATTTATTGATTGCACCTTCTTTTAAGTTATCTGCTAGATATTTTAAAGAAATACTAAAAATTTTTCTTTTCATAAGAATCATATTATTTAATTAATGTTTTTTTAAGCCTCGCCTCTACCGCTTTCTTCTGAATATCTCTGTAGAATTTTTTACTTCGAGGGCTTTTTTTGTGGGATAACTTTGCGAGCTTTGACATTACTTTGCTTAATTGCGATGTATTTTTTGTAGTCATTACTTATTTCTAAAACTGTTTTAATAATTTCTTTCTTAAGATTCTCGCGCTCCCATTTATAGATCTTCCTTTTGAAAGTAAGAATCTTTCCTGTGAGCTTGAGCTCCCGGCTTTGTGTCTCTAAAGTGTGGCCCTCGAACTCCACACTTTTATTTATAAAGGATGTCTCCATCCATTTTAAACAACACACTGGATCCACTTTGCCGTATTTCATTTCGACTAACATCGAATAAAATACTAACTGCTCGTGCTTCTGGACCTTCACACGATCCCAAGGCGCTTTGCCCTCCGGGGATAGGTGGCCAGTTTTAAATTCATTGAAGCGCAATCCTTTCGGATCGAAATCATCCAGGTAGCCCAGGATCTTTATTCCTTTATATTCGACTTCGATCTTGTGCTCGGGTGTGCCGTACACATCGAGTCCTTCTATACTTTTTAATTGCTCTAAGTGGTCCGCAATAGTTTTTCCGAAAAGAGTTTCTGCAGTCTCGAATGGCTTCTCATTTTCATAGTAGCGCCTTCGAAAAGCTCCACGATCTTTTTTCCATAGGGAATAAGCGGAGTAAGATATATATTCGCGTGGAAGTAAAATGTTGTTTTTCATTTTTTTTATAAATTATTTAGATCTGATAAATTCTGATCAAAAGTTCCACATCTTTTTGTTTTAGGTTTATATAAATCACTTACGATTTTATCAAATTTTTCATTTGAAATCTTAAAATCACATCCATCTCTACCGCATTCGTGCATGAAAGAAAGCCGATCATCTCGAAGTGGAGCCCAACATTTAGGACATCTATTATCTTTTAATTTATTCCAGTCCATCTAAAAAATTATTCTTCTATTAATGTATAAAATCCGCCGTCGGCTTCTATGGCTATACCGGCGAAGAAACAATCAGCTCCGATTTTTGTAGTTACAATTCTTTTAAAAATTGCTCGGATCTCATCTACATCATTGTAGATTTTTTTCTCTTCTCCTTTTTTTATAAATTCTAATTGCATATTATATTTTTGTTTCTTCCCATCTTCGGCGTATGACTTCACACCCTACATCCGCACTATGATTTTCTTTTTTTGTAACAGTTAAAACTTTTAATACTTTGATATGTTTTATAATATCCCCTTCGCTTAAATGATCTCCATTTATTAAAGACAAAGATACTTTATATACATTCTTTACTTCTATCACATCGATCGGCTCGAGATTCACTTCTCGAATGATTTTTCTTATAGGTCTTTTTTTTATTATTTTTTTTCTCATTTTTATTTTATTTAAATAATCTGTCGGGGAAGTGCGTACCAAACGCGTAGCCGAATCGAACGGCAATTCAACCCCTGGAAGCGCTCTACCAACTGAGCTACATATATCGATTTGACTCTTTCAGAGATTAAATCATCCCATATATATGGCAGGGCTCGAACCTGCGCCATGTCTCCCCCGACAAATTACTTATCCACAGTTTTATTATAATTCGTTTACTTACGGCTTGCAAATGACTTATCCCCATACTATAATAATTATGTGAGTGATTATTAATAACGCAATATATAAAACGCAATACGCAAAATATAATATATGACTAAAGTAAAAAATGAAGGTGGATATGATTTCGGTAATTTTAAAAAGGATTCTCTAACAAAGCCTAGAGATCTTTGTTGGGAAAACTGGATGAAGTTTGAGAAGATCGGGGACAAAGTAGCAGGGTATATCCGAGATGTTTTCTATAGACCGGCTGAAGGCCAGTTTAAAGAGCAGAGAGGAATTACTATCGAACAGCAAGACGGAGAGCTTATCAATGTTGGAATCAAAAGACTTTCTTTTATTCTAAACAAAACTGATGGCCTACGACTTGGAGATCCGGTTACTATTGTTTTAGAAGCTGAATTGCCTCCAAAGCAAAAAGGATTCTCTAAGACAAAAGTCTTCGCATACTATGGAACTAATCTTCCGGAGAATGCAGGAAACAAAACTGTCCGAGAGCTTGAGAATGAAGACATCGCACTTGGAGGCACAATCGTAAAGACTGCCGACGATGAAGATGATGATTCAGATCCTTTAGCTGACGAGCCAGGAGGCGGAGGCAAGAAGAAAGGAGGAGCATTCTAACAAATCAAATTCACTCACAAAATAAAACCGCCCGAAAGGCGGTTTTATTTGTGGTAAAATATATTTACCGAAAAAGGTTTATTTTTTGTTTCATAAATACTGGCGGTAAAAATAGCGCGTCCGTAAAGTCGGGCGCTATTTTTCTTTTAGAGGTCCACTACCTTTTGAGATATACCTCTAGCTTTTTCTTCAGTAAGAGATTTTCGAAATGAATTTTTTTTGATCTCTATAAAATCATCGACATCGATTATACAAAAACATTTAGGATATTTTATTACTATTACAGCATCCGATTCTTTTGTGAAGATCCCATCTACCGGCTTCACTCCCCGCGAATCGTCCGGGATCTTATAGTTTGTATGGCCATGCTTCGAAGCAAGGAGCCAGTCGAGCTGATGCTCTTCTACGGCCGAGAATGAGATACTATCGATCCGAGTCTGCTTCACTTCGTACCATGTCGTACGATCGAAGGGATGAGCCCGGAGATAGTGGCGGAATCTAATTGTGGCTGAAGCTTCACGCTTAATCATTTTGATTTAAATATTACTACCATACTAGGAAATGGTGCGGAGTTTTTATGACCTCCAAATTTTAATCTACCTTTTAAAAATCTTATTTCAACATTTCTTTTTTTATAAATATATTTATGAAAGTATTGTGTATCTGTCCTCGCAGGAATTAATAATACCACTACCCCCCCCCTAGCCATGCTTGATTTTTGTACCCAGTCTTTTAGGACCCTTCCGTATGGCGGATTACAGAAAACAATTTCTTTATCCCAGGACTTTATTAATCCGTTCTGATCCTTAGTGAAGAATTTTTTACACTTTGCATTTTCTTTTGTTGCGCAAGGATCGAGCGTGAATTTAAATTCTTTATTTAATTCATTAAAAAAATCTTGTGGCGTAGCCCATTCTTCAGTCTTACTACTAAAATGTAATTCTTTATTCATTTTTTTTTTTTTATTTTTTCTTATCTAATCCTAAATAAAGTCGCTCGCTAAAATCTTTTTTATTTTCTAAGCAGTCCTGGACCGCTTCGTCTATACCTCCGCGCGCTATGAGATTAATATA